TTCTCAACTGGTAACACAGTTTATCCGTAATGAAAGTAACCTTCACTGGCTCTGAAATGATTGCTGGCGACTTAAAAAAGGAGTTGGCTCAGATGGTAAAAGATTTGAGTCAAACTACTCTACAAGAAGCCAAGGGTCATACGCCAGTGAAGACAGGATATGCTCGTTCAAAATGGACCAAGACACAGACCAAGGACAATTTTGAAGTGGCAAACAGGGTTCCTTACATTGAGAGACTAGAGGCTGGAGCGAGCCGTCAGGCGCCAAAAGGCATCATAGGACCAACTCTAACAGCAATTAAAGGAAAAGCAAAATGAGTAAAATATTAGAAACAGCAACGGCACACTTCCGTAATCAAATTTCAGGTGCAATGCAAATGGTTGATGTTCCCGAATGGGGAGCAAAGGTCTACTACAAGGCAGCAGTCAGTCTCAAAGATGAAGGCAAGATCCTTGAACTCACTCAGTCAGGTAAAACAGTAGAAGCTCTAGTTGAAAGTCTTATTGTTCGTGCTCGTAATGAGGATGGCACCAAGATGTTTAATTTTGCAGACAAGGCCGCATTGTTAAATGAAGTTGATCCCAGAGTTCTTATTCGTCTAGTTGGTGAAATGAACACCGTAGCACAACAAGATCTTGATGGGGAAGCAGTCGCAAAAAACTAAAAGGCGATCTAGATTTGATGTTTGCCTATAGACTGGCAAAGGATTTAGGTCGCACAGTGGAGGAAATCTTGAGTATCACCACTTATGAGTTTGCTGGTTGGATAGCATTTTATAAGATGGAAGCAGATGAGATGAAGAAGCAGGCGAATAAAAGGAGCAGATAGTGGCTGATGCAAAAATTGTCATAACGGCGGAAACCGCCCAAGCCCAGCGGGCACTGGGTGATGTCCAAAGAGCGTTAGGAAATATACAGTCAGCCGCTGGTGGTGCTGGCAGTAGTATTGGTGGTGCTCTCGCCAGTGCTTTTAAGATAGGTGCTGCCGCTGCCGCTGTTTTGGGAATTGGTCTTGGTGCAGCCGCCAAGAAGGCCGTTGATGCCGCAAGTGAAATGCAAAATCTACGCATCAGACTTGATGCACTAGGTGGAAGCAGTGAAGCAGGTGCCAAGTCACTTGAAGTTATCAACAATGCCGCACTAAAACTACCTTTCAGTCTTAAAGAAATTGCCAATGCTTCTACCAGTCTTATCACTGTTAGTAAAGATACCAACGACCTAAGTAAAAACATTCAATTGACTGCTGACATTGCGGCAGCATCAGGTCTAAGTTTCCAAGATACTGCACAACAGATACAAAGAGCATTTTCAGCAGGTGCTGCCTCAGCGGATATGTTCCGTGAGCGTGGTATTCTTGCATCAGCAGGATTCCAAGCAGGTGTCACTTACTCAGTTGAAGAAACTAGAAAGAAATTTGAAGAGTTTGGCAAGACCATTGAAGGTGTTAGTCAAAAATTAAACAACACTCTAACTGGTGCTCTAAGTCAACTAGGTGATCAGTTCCAAAGATTGCAAGTGGCATTTGGCACGCCCATTTCCACAGCCTTAGGCACAGCCATTAATCTATTGGTTGATGATCTAAACAAAGCCAGTGCTGGCGCTACAAATTTAGCCACTGAACTTGGTGAGAAGTTTGCTTTAAAAATTGCAGACTTTATAGATGGGGTTGCACTAGCCGCAGATGCTCTCTATGGTTGGTATAAGACCATGAAGCCGCTAATAGACATTGCACTAAAACTTGCCTTTGTCATTGGTGATGTGGTAGTAAGAGCATTTGGCATTGCCATGTTTGCAGCCACCAAGTTGGCATCCGCAGTTGGCTATGTCACAGATGCATTTGGTCTAACTGTTGGCGCTGGTGAGAAACTAAGAAAACTAGGCGACATTGGCCTAGAACTATCACAGAAAGGATTGCCAGGACTAGAAGATGCTGCCAAGAAAGCACTTGGCACAGTAGCAGGTGGCACTGATGTTGCTCGACAAAGCCTAGGCAAATACAGCAAGGCCATTAGAGACAGCATTGCTGAACAGAGAAAATTGCGTGAAGCAGGTGCTAAACCATTGCCTGATAATGTTGTATTGCCATCAGGTGATAAACCTTATGAGCGTGATAAGGTCACTGCCAAACTGATTCTTGATTTAGAATTGAGCATTGTCAATGCTAAGATAATGGACAATACCACTAGGTATGTGGGTAATAAACTTGCTGACTACAGAAAGTCAGTGACTGAAGATATCTACAACAGAGAGAAAGATACTGTTCAAGCATTGATACTACAAGAGTATAGAGCAATTAAACTTCGTGAACTCAAGGTAGCACAAGAAACTGCTCAAATCAATCTCAATGCACTATCAGTTAAAGATCTAGATCTAAGACAAGAAGAGTTAGCAGTAGCACTCAAGCGTCAAGAAGTTGGCTCAGCATTTAATGATGAGATGGAGAAAACCGTCCGTGCCAGTGTTAAACTTAATCAAGCCACTGCAGAAGGTCTTGCACTAGAAAAAGCTCGTGCATTAGCCGCTGGGGAAGCATTACCACAAACTAAGGTTGGCAACATTGAACTTGCAAGTCAAGTGCAAATGGATCTAAACCCTGCATTGAAATAACTAAGCGATTATAATACTGCCAAGGCAGCATTAGCAGATGCCGAGTTCATACAAGCAGATGAAAAGAACAAATTATTAGAGCAGTTAGAATATCAACATCAACAGAAGATGAATAGTATCAAACTAACTGCTTTTGAACAACAATTGAAGATGGCTGGTGTCACTGATGCTACCATTCTTGATGTGGCCAAGACCACAATGCAACAGAGTCAAATGGTTGTGCAAGGTGGTATTGTTGGCATCCAAGGCGGATTAAGTATGCTCAGTGGCTTCCTAGAGCAAGCAGGCAAGAACAACAAGAAAGCCTTTGAAGCACAGAAGGCAGTGGCCATTGCACAGACTATCATATCCACATACCAAGCAGCCACACAGGCATTTGCCGCTATGAGTGCAATACCATTCATTGGACCAGCACTGGGCTTTGCCGCAGCCGCAACAATCGTTGCCGCTGGTTTTGCCAATGTGGCAGCAATCAAGAATCAGCAGTATAGTGGACGCCAGTTGGGTGGTCCAGTTATGGGTGGACAACCATACATGGTTGGTGAGAACGGACCAGAACTATTCACACCCAACACCACTGGAAGCATAACACGCAACCAGGATCTAGGATCTAGTGCTCCAACTAATATAAATTTTACTATTATCGCAAATGACACACAGGGCTTTGATCAATTGTTATCAAGTCGCAAAGGTGTCATACAACAAATTATCTCTGACGCTATGTTAGAGCGAGGACAAAGGAGCATTGTATAATGGCTGACATTACAGGTAGTCAATACCCCACATACCCAAGTTTCACCAGTATCAATTTTAAAACGGTGACACCTGCACAGACTTCAACCAGTCTAAGTGGCAAGATGCGTCGCATTGGATTGGGTGTAAGTTATTATGTTTGGGAAGTAAAATATCCGCAGATGGAAGCACTAGACGCAGGCACCGTCACAGGATTTCTAGGACAGGCATTGGGTCAGACATTTAGTTTTGAAATCATACTGCCCAAGCTGAGTTATTCAAAATCATTAACACCACCTTCTACCACAGTGAGAACATCAGCGAATGCAGTAGTTGGTGCCAAACAGGTATCACTAACCAATTGTGGTAATACCAAGACGGTATTGGCAGCAGGTGATTATTTCAAATTCAACAACCACTCAAAGGTCTATATGTGTGTGGCACCTTGTATTTCAAATAGTGGAGGTGCTGCCACACTATTCTTTACCTGTCCTTTAGTTGCCGCAGTTCCTTCATCAACTAACCTCACAATCACAGCCGTGCCATTTACTGCTATTCTAGCAGAAGACATTCAAGAATTTGACACAGGCATAGGTGGCATTACTTCAATGAGCATAGCAATGAGGGAAGTTTGGTAAATGAAATCATTCTCATCAACTGCCAATCGTGATGAATACTATCGCAGTCATACCATTGCAATAGACTGCGTTGAACTGCATCTGAAAACCAATGCTGGTGCCAATTTGCCAATTTACTTGTGCAGTGGTGGTGCCGACTTATCATTTGACTCAGCCACTGCACCTACGGCAGGCACTAATGTCTACACAGCACAGGGCAATTTTATTGGCTTCTCATCATTGCAAGAAGACTTTGATGTCAAGGTAGGCAAGTTCTCCATATTCCTAAGTGGCGTTGATAGAACATCAGTGCAGTATCTAATGGAAAATGAAATTGAAGGCAAGCGAGTGGTTATCTACAAGGCTTTCTTGAACTTTGGTGCAGGCGGCACAGGTGCGCTACAATTAGCGGCAGCACCTATCCTGATGTTTGACGGTGTGATCTATAACTTTGCCGTTGTTGAAAGTGAGAAGTCATGTCAAATTAGTATAGACTGCTCCAGTCTATTTTCAGACTTTGAAAGAACAGCAGGACGCAAGACCAACAATTGGAGCAATTGGTTTTACCAAGGAGTCAAAGGTGATATGTGTTTTGATAAAGCAGGTTGGGTTGGACAAACAGAATTCAAATGGGGACGCTTATGATCGTTAGACAAATGCAACCTCAAGAGTTTGACAGCACCATCATATGCTTTCAATACTATCGTGATGAAGCCATTGAGTCATTGCCACGCATTGCAGATGAGTATGATGAGAATTCAGTATTGAAGACCATCAAGAACTTTGCCACCAAGTGGGACCATTGTTGGTTCAATGCCTATGAAGGACAACGAGTGGTTGGATTCATTGCAGGATACGCAAGTGAATGCCCTTGGAATAGTGAAATCATAGATGCCAATATTGCGTTCATTTTTATGCTGGATTCACACAAAAATATGGACAATTTCCGTCAATTAATGGTGAAATTTGAGGAGTGGGCAAAAACCATCAAAGCCAGCAATATCACAGCAGGCGACATTGGCATTGATCCTGAACGCACACGAAAACTTTATGAACACTTTGACTTCAAGCCAGGTGTATGGATGAACAAGGAGTTGATCAATGAGTAAGGTCTTTAAGGCCATTGGCAATGCAGTCACTTCAGTTGTCAAGGCAGTTGTCAATGTAGTTTCAAGTGTAGTCAAGGCAGTTGTCAATGTTGTTGCTTCAGTGGTCAACTTTGTTGCACAACCATTTATGGGCCTGCTGGGAGGTATGCCCGACATACCCTCTGCTCAGGCTGAGGCCGCACGACAGCAAGGTGTTCTATTACAGCGTGAAGGCAGTGATCAACAGATACCTGTTGTCTATGGTTATCGCAAGGTTGGCGGCACGGTGGCATTTGCTGAAACAGGTTCAGACAATAACAAATATCTCTATGTGATCTATGTGTTTGCAGAAGGAGTGGTAGAAGGACTTCGTGAAGTGTTCATTGATGACTGGCAACTACCAGTTAATCTAACTGCCAACCTCAATGCAGGACAACTAGTCACAGTGAACACTGACAGATACAAAGACAGAGTCACAATGATTTATACCCCAGGTGTTTATTATGCAAACCCTGCTTCAAGTCCTGTTGGCACTTATCTTAAAAACAATCTATTTGGACCTGCTCCTAGTTTTACTAGTTCAATGAACTTTAACGGATTGGCAGCACTAGCAGTTCGTTATGAATGGCGTGAAATCAAAACACAAGCAGATGCTGACAACAATCCATTTACAGGTAATATTCCACAGGTTCAAGTGTGTATGTTGGGCAAGCGTGTGGCACCAATCAACAGCCAAACCAGTGGCTTTACCTATGATAGTGCTCCAGTGCGTTATTCCACAAACCCAGCAGAGATATTGCTAGACTATCTACGCAATCCCAGATATGGTAAAGGTCTAAGCAATGATGATATAGATTTTGATTCATGGATCAAGACTACCAACAAGTGTAATACCATTGTGAACTATGTGACTGGACAGAATTATGCTGGTCCAATACTAACTTCAAACTTTGTGCTAGATACCAGTCAGACCATATTATCCAACACTAAAACTCTGCTTATGGGTTTCCGTGCCTATATGCCCTATGTTCAAGGCAAATACAAACTGCGTATTGAAGATGCCGGCAATGAACTAGACATTCTAAGTGGTGTGGCACAAGTAGTTATGACTGCTACCACTAAGCCCTATCCTAAGAATCAATTTGTGGGCAATGTCTGTGATATTGTAGGCGACATCACCTACACGGGCATTGACAAGAGCAACAAGTATACTTCAGTGGTGGTAAACTATGTGGATCCAGATCAGAAGTGGAGTCCGCAACAGGTGGTATGGCCTGAAACAGAAGAAGAGCGTCAGACTTACATTGTCAAAGACGGTGGTAGAGAAAACAAACTAGAAGCCACATTCCCCACAATCACCAACTATGCCATT